GTCCCGGTAATCTCGCCCGTGAATGTCGGTTCAGACATCGACGTCAGGGAATCGCGGGTCGAAAGACTTGACCGGCTCGTCGCCCGTCATTCCCTTGTGGGTTGACATCCATCCGCCATCGGTCCGGTGCAACTCGGAATCCGAACCGTCCTTCACGAACGGCGGGGGCGGGGTGAGCCCATCGGCGATTGCGGCCAGCTCGTCGTCGTCGATTTCGTATTTCGCGACGAAAGCCGCCGTGAGGTTCGGCGCCTTTTCCTGGGCGCGTTCGAGCGCGCCGGAATCCTTCGCCTTGACCTCGGGCTCGGACTTGCTCTCCGCCTTCGCCGGGGCGGGCGAGGAGTGCGCGGGGCCGCGCGCCCCGCCGGACGTGGGTGCAGACATCGCCATTCCCCCGATCAGGTGGTCAGGGAAAGGACGCGAATCGCGGTCGGGACGGCAGCGTCCGCGCCTACGCGCCAGAACGCATACCAAGCACCCTGGCCGCTCGGGAGCTGCCCGGCGCCCAGCACGATCGGGTCATAGACGACAGACATCCCGATCCGGTCGACAATGTAATACTGAGACATGTCCGCGAATGCCAGAACCTTCGCTGCGTTCGCGAACGTCCCGACAACGGACGTGCTCTCGACGAACGGGCGGCCCAGCATCGTCGGCTCGCCGCCATTGTCATTGACGATCGAGTTGAACGACCCAGCGAATGACGGAATGTTGCGGAGTTCATTGATCGTGTTGAGGTTCGCCACCCACGCATTGCGAGCACGCGGCCCACGGAATCGGGCCGGAAGTGCCGCCATGAGCGCGTACACGTCGGCACCGCGCGGGCCGATCAGCGCGTTACCGGCAGCCGACGCGAGCACGGTGCCAGCGGGAATGAGTCCCTTAGGCTGTCCGGCGAGACCGGTACCGAGTGCGAACGCGCCTTCCTCAAGCCGATCCTTGGCGTCCGCGAGCAGCTCCGGGAGCTGCTGAGCGAAATCGGAATCGGAGAGAACCTCGAACGACCCGAACAGATAGGCGGTGGCCTTCTGCGGGGTAATCTGGAGGGTTCCCACGGTCGGGGTGTTGTCGGTGGCAACCGCGCCCTCAAGGGTCCACACGGCATTCACGCCCGCGCTGGTGACGCCGTTCCAGTTGTTCGTCGTGGTCGTCTTGACGTTCGCGAGCCTGCGATAGGGATTCGCGGATCCAGCATTTGTCAAGATGATCGTTGGATCCAACGTAAACGGCACTAAATACCCGCCGTTGGCCGGAGTGAGCGACAGCGCAGCACGCGCGCTCATGCCGCCCGGATCGCTCAGGTAGTTCTCGAACGCCGCGAGGTATTCCGGCGCCCCCGTGACGAGCACCTGACGCGCAACGGCCGTACCGAATTCCTTGCCGGTCCGCTGCACGAGGTTCGTGGCGTTCTGCGCCGCGTCGTCACCCATGCCCCAGTGATCCGTACGCTTCGCATACATCTCGATTGCCTGCGCCGCGCGGGAACGAACCTCTCCAGGGGCCATGAGCCGGGAGCGCACGGAATCGAGTTCGTCGAACGGGTTGCGGTTCGTGCGCCGCATGAGATCCGGCGCCGTGCGACGAACGGCGCGGCTCTGTGTGCCCGCCTGCGCCTCGTCCTCGTCGCCGCCGAGGGACTCACCCGTGAAGTTCTCGCCGTGGTCCCCAGTGTCGCCCTGCGACCGCTCGCGGTTGCTCTCGTCCCGCATGAGCTGACGGACGTTCTCGATCCGAGCCGCGCGGGCCGCCAACGGCTTGCCCTCTTCGACCAGCTCGTCGAATTCCTGCAGGAGAGCCTCGGCGCGGTCGGCGTCGTCCTCGGTCTGCTCGTCCTTGCCTTCGAGAGTGTCGAGATTCTCTCGGATGATCGCCTGACGGGTGCGGATCTCGTCGAGTCGATTGGCCATGACATTCCTTTCCGGAACGCTGAATGAATTCAGCGGCTCCCCGGAAAGGGAGTGCTATGCCGTGCCATCGTCCCCGGCTCGTGTGAGTGGGGCGACGTCTTCCGTGTCAGCGACCGCGCCGGTAGGCGATGCGCGCGAATCGCGCGGCAACGTCCGGGCTCGTGCCAGCCGTGGTGCTCGTGTTGATCTCGAACTGCGAGAGCAACGATAGCCGTTCGTCGGGCGACGCGCTGAGTAGCGCATTGAGGAACACCTCGGCGCGCGTGCCGAGGATCATCGCTGACTCATAAGCAGCGAATACGGCCGGGCCATACTCGCGCATGTCGACCTCATGACGCACAATGCGTGCCATGGCGTCCCGGCCCCGTCCGTCCGGCCATGTCCGCGCCGACTTGATGAAACGACCGCTGAACGACTGCGCCCGGATCGCCCCCGCCTTGATCGCGTCGAGCACCTGCGAGGCGACGGGGTTGTCCAGATAGCGGGTCGCGGTGTAGACGCCGCGCGCGTCCGAGGCCACCTCCAGCGGTACCCCGATCGGCATGCTGTAGGTGTCGCTCGACGCGCCGTCAACGGTGCGCCCGTGGTTGAACAACACCCCGAATCGCCCCGGCCCGTTATCGGTCGGACCTTTCTCACGAATGGTCTTCGTGAACGATCCGGCCGCCAGCTCTTCGACGTAATGCCCCTCTTGATCCATGATCTCTGACGGATCGTTAAATACCGCCGCGTAGGCTTCGACTACCCGCCCGCTGCCATCGCTGCGCACCGTGAGATCCTCGATCGCGAATGCTCGCGTGCACGTACGGACCGGCGTGATTTCCTCGGTGATCATTTCCCTTTCCCTCCTGCGCCGTTCATGGCTGGCATGGGCTTGCCGTTCATCGCCGCCGCCATCGGATCGGGGGGTTTCGCTTCCGCCCCCGCTACGGCGCCCGGAACGAACGGCGCGAGGACCGTCGGAACGGGCTTCGGTGGCGCGATGGTGAGCTGTCCCAGGTCGCCGGACGTCAGGGCCGACACGATGGAATCGAGTTCGTATCCGGCCGTCACAAGCTGCGCCGCAGCCTGCGAATTGATCAGCATTGTCTGCGCCTGCTCTAGCTCACCCTGGCGTAGCGCCGCGATGTCCGAGACGTCGAACCACAACCGCACGCCCTTTTCAGGCATGTTCGGAATGATGGATTGCAGGCACGCACACACGCTGCGCCAGTTCGGCCGCATCGTGATGTCAGCGAACCGGCGCATAGCCTGCGCGTAGTTCGAATACGTCGCCGCCATGAGCCCCTCTTTCAGGCCCACGACAATCCCGGGAACGCCGCCCGCCGCCGCGATCCTGTTCTCTCCCGCCGCCTGCACGGTGGTGAAGTTCATTGCTTCGAGGGTGTTGCCGACGACGGAAAGGTCGGCGCCCTCGTCGAGAATCACGGTCTTGAATGCATTGTTCACGCCGCTGTGACGCGCCGACATCTGATCCCGGATGCGGTCGATCGTGTCCTGTCCGATCTTCTGCGAATACTTAAGCATCATGTTCGGCGTCGCGGCATTGTTCATGTATTGGATCTTGTATGCAGTGAGCCCCTGGTCCGACTCGATCTCTCGCAGGACCGGCGTCAGCCACGACATTCCCCGGAAGTTCGCGAGCGGATCGGGAATGGGCGCCCAGTGCGCCACCTCGTCGACCGTGAACAATTGCGGCGGAGTCTGGTAATCGCCGCCGATCGAAGGGTCCCAGAAATACCCCTCAATGACGCGGTAAGGACGACCCAGCCGGTCCGTGTCCTCGCGCGAAACAATGGTTACCCAGTCCGGGCGCAGCCGCACGAGCTGCGTTCCCGCATTCCAGATGTACGCATTCCCGGCGAGGGAGGCGTCTTGCTCCATGCGGGCGAGCAGTTCCCCGGTCGTGCCGTTCGGCCACGGGTATTCCAGGATGCGGAGACTGTCATTCCCGTAGAGTTTCTTGCTGGTCAGATTCTGGAACTTGAACGTCGCCTCACTGAACAGCATGAGCCGGGCGAGAATGACCGAGAACACCACGGTATTGTCCTTGTAGGCGCCCGTGGTGGCCCCCACGAATGTCGGGAGAATCTTCTCCGTCGCCTGCGCCCCATAGGTGGTCGTGAGCAGGGTTGCCGCGCCGCTCATGCCCGGGTAATTCCAGTCGGCCCCGTAATCCCGAGCAGAATCGACGCGTGCCAGTACCCGCCCCACGGACGCCGCGCGCCCGGCCGCGAACTCGTCGGGTGTGGGGGCCATGAGAACGTCGTGCCCGGACGGAATGGTCATAGCGTTCCCTCACAGAATGTAGACATTGGGCCCGTCCGAGGGTGTGTCCGCTACGGTCAAGCCCCATCGGGCCATCGTCAGAGCGACGAGCGGGCAGATATCGACCTGAACTTTCGCGGAACGCCTGCGCCCGAACGCCCACCCGCCATCGCCGATATCCCGCCGCACGGCCCCCTCTACCGCGAGATCGACCTGTGCCTGTCCTAGGTGCCGCCACGCGGACGGCCCGGCCGTCACGGCGTCCTGTAGGCCCCCGCATGCGGCCCCCTGGTCCCGGGCCGTCAGGAGAATCGGGAAGATCTTCCGTTGGTGCAGGTCCGGGAGCAGCGCGGCGGCCGGTCCGGCGGGGTCCAGCACGATCGCGGGAACCGCCGCCGTGCGGACCTTTCCCGCCTCCCGCGTACGGATCGTCATCAGCTCGTGTTTCTCGGTCAACGCCGCCAGCTCGTCCGCGAGCCATTCGACGCCGCCCGCATAGCGGATGAGTTCGCCCTGATTGACGCCGTCGGCCCGGCGCCCGGCAATCGCTATCGCCGCGTAGCTGCGATCCGGGGCGACGTCCAGAGCAATCACGATCGGCGTCACGATGCGGCTCTCAGGGTCTTTCGAGTCCGCCGCGCAGCGGTCCCAGTCCGCGAGCTTGATCGGGGCGACGTCCTGAACTTCCGGCTCGTCCCACCACCCGAGAATCTCGCGCCCGAATTCCTGCGCTTCCATGGAACGGCGCAGCGTGCGAACCGTGGTGAGCTTGATCCGGCCCCGCTTGATCGCGGGATTCGCTGCCCGGATGTTCTCCTCACGGTCGAGCGCGCAACCCGCCGTCCGTCGATGGTGATTGCATCGCTTGAGTTCGCAGCCTGGCGCCTCCCACGAGCCGGGGGCGCACCATTCGATGTAGACGAGCGAGGGGTCTCCGCCCTCGCGCCCCCGGTCGCGCACCTCGCGCAGCGGGCCCGAGTCCGCGAGGCCCGCGCTCGACGCGTACATGATCTGCGAATTCGGGCGGGCAAGGATCGTCGGCAGCAGCGCGCCGAGCTGCCCGCCCTGTAGCGCGAAAGCCTCGTCGAGAATGGGCCGTGGCCCGCCTAGTCCCCGCCCACCGCTCTTGCTCCTCGCCAGAAATGACATCTTCGAGCCGGTGATCAGCTCTATGGATTCCTCGCCGTGCGATTCGCTGATCTTTCTGACCCGCCTGCGCAGCTCATAGCAACCGTCAATGATCTTGCGCATGTCCTCGAAACTCTTGCTGGACGTCTTGAATCGGTGCGCCGTCCAGATGATTTCATCGGGGTCATTGGCCATGAATAGCTGCCACAGCCCGATA